ATATCATTATATCCTTTAGATACTTTAGTACCTTCTTTGTTCTCAACTTTCAAACTAAATTTGTTGTTGTGAACGTAATCGTATATGTCAAAATTCTTTTTACTCATTATCCTATTTCCGTTATAATTTCTCTCATTAAATCTTGTGCTTTACAAAAATCACCACAAACATCAGTACCGATTTGTTTGATTACTGATTCGTTCATTGGAGTCATAAATGCACCATGTGTAGATGGGTTGGAAACAAAATCCCAACCGATTAGTTCAAAATCTTCACCAACTAAAAGTTTGTTATCTTTCATTGGTTGAGTAGAACCCATACCTCTTGATGAGATACCTAAAAGGATTCCTGCTCTTAATAATTCTTTTAGAATATTACCAGAAGGAGTAGGTAAGATTTCCACTGTACCTACCACATCATCACCTTCCCAATGTATTTCTTTAATATTATGTGATACATTCTTTAGGTTGATAACCGAAGAGTCTGGGTGGTCTAATTCACCTAATGCTCTTCTTTCTTTAATAAGTGTTTCGTACTTTTTTATTTCTCTTTGTAATATTTCTTTTGGGTACACTCTACCATTTTGGTTTTCTGCACTTGCTCTTTGAAGGATACCTTTAACCATAGTTCTCCCTGATGAATCTTCGTTCACCTTTCCTTCAAATAAGTTTGTTTCTATTAATAGGTTCTTCATATTGGTTATCCTTATTTATATTTTTTTAGTAAATCTGCAAATTCCTTCTTCACTCCAGAAGATAATCTTTTATGTACACCAACTTTTGCTAACATAGAAATTGCATCTTTCATTTGTGCATTATCAATAGCAATACCAGTTCTTGTTCTTGCTAAAAGAGGTCTTTGTAAAAACATTCTTAATTCAAATGCTAAATCTTTTGAAATTTTAACTCCTTCAACTCTTGAGGTTTCACCATCTTCAACACTTCTCAATAAATCAACTTTTCCCAATCTTCTTTCAGAAATTGTTGTTTCTTTAAGAGTTACAGGATAAGTTTTACCATTAAACTCAAATTCGGTTTTACCTTCTTCTTTTGCTTTTCTTGCAGCTTGCACAAATGCTCTACCTTCGTTTACTGATTCTTGAAATTGTTTGATAATCTTCTTTTGTTTAGGATTATTTGGTCTACCAGCAAGTGCAGAAACTAATTCTATTCTTTGAGGTAATCCACCCTTTTGAACATATTTAAGAAGTTTAGTAATGTTTAATGCGTGTTTAGAAACAAAATCCTCAACTGCTTCAGGTCTTGTACCTGTAAAGTAAGCAATCTTTTTGATTTGTGGTTCTACTCCCTCATTTACTGATTCAGCAAATTTCATCAATCCTCTTACTCTTTTTATTAATGTACCTGCAGGAATCCCATAGATATCACTCATTACATCTTGAGTAAACTTGTTTGATAGGAAGTTAGATAATTCTTTTTTAGTTGCAATACCACTCTTAAAATCATCTCTTGCAATTCTATCTAATTCTTTAGCATCTATCTTACCTTTGAAGTACGCAGTAAGTGCATCTGCTTTGTAGTTGTATTTACCTTCGTTTACTGATTCAACTTTATATGTTTTACCATCAACTTCAAATTCATCTTCACCTTTTTCTTTTGCTTTAGTAACAGCAGCACCAAAGGCATTACCTTCGTTTTTCTTTTCACCCTTTCCACTCCATGCCTTATCAATTTTATTGAAGAACTCTTTCTTTTCTTCATCTGACATTGATGGAATAGATTTACCTGCTTTTTCTAAAGCTTTCATAAAAAATTTTTGATAGTCAGATTCTTCTGACATAATCTGTCTAAGTGTTTCTTTGATGTCTTCTCTGGTAATACTCATAATTGCCAATCCTGTTTTATAGTTCCGATATCGATTTTGATATTCTATTTAACCTTTCTCTTATCTTAAAGAGATGACTTTGTGTTCGTTTCCATTGGTCTTCGGATTTTAATCCACTTTCTTGTTTAATCTTACCATACCACTTTAGAAATGATTCCATTTCTGAAAGTTGTTTGTTGATTCCTCTAATCCCTAAACCAATTTTTTGTTTTGGAGTTCCCTCAGATTTTCTAAGTTCATTCCAACGATTCTCATTAACTTTAGTATAACCACCACTTACTTTAATAATATGGTCTACATCAGACTCTGCTTCATCATCAGTCCCATCGGTATCTGTAAATGCATTTGGGGTATTATAACCTGCTACATTACCAGTAGTGGTTGCCTCATCAACATCTAAGTTTTCTTGCTCTATTTCTGCAATTAAATCTTCAATTAATTCTTTCAGATTCATAGTTTACTCTTCAATTCTTTTATTAATTCATATGACATCATTATTGATGAAACATGATTATCCGAAACATTTTTACCAATCTTAACTTTAGATAAAACAGAAATAGTTTCCTTTAACTTAATTTTAGTTACTTTATCAGTAACCTTAGATTCAATTGAGTTTAATTCTTTTATAATAGTTGGAATCTGTTTTGTTACATAAGATTTGAATCCAGTTGTATTACTTAAATTATTGATGTACTCTTTTAATAAAGATTTTTGTGATTCATTTAAGTTAGAATATTTTTTATTGAAAGTTTCTACTAAAATTTTATAAGTAAGTAATCTTAAATCTTTTTCTTGTTTTTTATAAGATTCAACTAATTTATCTTTTTTTAATTGAGTTTTAGTTGCTGTATTAGATGTAATACTTTCAATAAGGGTAATTTTTGAATTGAACACATCCTTAACATCGTAGTTATTCATCTTTTTAGATTCGAAAATCTTATAGATAGATGCCATCAAACGATAATTAGATATAGGAGAAGATAAGAATTCATCCATATTGAATGATTCGTTAATCTTTTTAATTAGATTATACTTCTCTTTATGTAATTGTTTCTGGTCAATACGATTATGAGCTTCGTTAACAGTATCAATGAACTTTTCAGCTCTGGATTCTGAACTATACTTTTCCTTCATAAGAAGTTCGTATAATCTCAACTCTTTGTTTAACTCTGTTTTTGGACTAAAAAACTCACTTACGATTTTTTTAGCTTTTTCCGTGGTATCACCATTAAGAACTTCTAACGTAATTTGTCTTACGAGAAGTTCAAACAGTATACCTGTATTCTTAAATTTTGAATGTTTTACCCTCTTCATTGTGTTTTTATCCTATAATAATATATGAATATACGATAGCATACATCGTATATAAATATAACTTAATTTTGATTTCCTAAATTTTTATTCATCAATCAAATTTGCGTCATCTAAGAAGTCTCCGTTTTCACTCATTAACTTCCTTTTTGCCGAAACTCCGTTAACGTATTCTTTCGCAACTTTTTGCGTAGTTTTACTAACTTTACTTTCAGTTTTCTTTAACGCTTTTTGATTTTCTTTTTTACCAAGTGGGTCTCTCCCAAGTGGATGCTTATCCTTTCCATAGGTGTTTCCCTCTCTTGGTCTACCACCTTTGTTTTTTAACTCAGTTTTTAATTCTTCCAATTCATCTTCAACATCAGTTGGGTCTTCTTCCACTGCTGGGTCATTACCCTCATCCTCAATTGAACGATATCTGAACCTATCTTTAAGGTCATTAATAAGTTGAACCTTTTGGGAATCAACTTCATCTTCACTAAAGTTAAATATATTTTTATATGCCCATTCTTTAGATACCATATTTAGTTGTTGAATATCAGAAACTAATCTAACCTTCTCACTCCAAAGATTTACTTTTTCTTGCTCATAGATTGTAGATGGATTAACTAAGTCTAATTCAAAATCTACCATATCAGTTCCCTCAATACCTTGAGCAGCTAAATGAGTTACTGCAATCTTAGTTAATTCTGATATTAAAGTTCTTTGTATTCTTTCGATTGTTCTTGCGAATCTTACATCTTCTGCAGCAAGAGTTGCTTTACCATTTACATTCTCATCATATCCTAAATATGCTTTTGGAATTTTTAATGCTGCGAATAGTTTATTCTTTAAGTAATCAATATCATCAATAGCAGTATATTCTAAACCACCTAATGAATCAATTTCAGTTCCACTATCACCACCTCTAACAGGTAAGAAGAAATCTTCGGTTAAGTTTTGAATATTATACTTTAAGTTATAATCTCCAGTTCTTTTATCTACGAATGGAGTTTTTTTCATTTTACTAATAATCTTTTGCATATAGTTATCAACCTCTTGTGGAGGAATGTTACCAATATCAATTTTGAAAACTCTCTTGTCTGGTGCTCTCATGATTCTATGAATTAACATAGCATCTTCCATAAGAGAAACTTGTTTCCAAATTCTTCTACCATTTTCAATCATTGCTTTTCCATATGGTAAGAAGTTAGTATCTGATAATAATCTAAAGTGTACTACCTCATAGTTTTCATATTCACCTTTACCTGCGGGGTCATGGTTTAATTTGAACTTTACATAGTTTGGATTAGTTGGGTCAGTATTTTCCATTCTTTCAAGTTCATAAACAGGAAGTGGTTTTACATTAAGAATACCAACACCTGGTTGAATTTCTTGTAGTAAAAAGAAATCACCATACTTTACCATATTTCGTGTCCATGACCATAGGTTAAATTCTATATTCAAAACATCATAGAAAAGGTTTTCTAGTATTTCTTTTATTTTTTCGTTTTTTGATTTTATTTGTACAACTTCTCCAAATTCATTTTTAAGTGTACATTCATCTGCGTAGATATCTAATGCTGATGAGATAATTGGGTCATTATCCATTGCATCATAATCTCTAAAAAGTTCTCTACGAACTTGATGGTATGCCATTGATTGAGCTGCCATCTGGTCTCCATAAAAAGACCTTTGTAGTTTAGTGTACCTATCTCTTATATTCATAAGATTAGTACCACCTTGTTGTCTATCATCAGTATCAACAACTCTCCTTTTTCCATCTTTATCAACCTTTACGATTGCTTGAGTAGAAAAAAGTTTTGTTAATCTTTGAAAGAATGAACTATTGTTTTGTGCTTCTGCCATTTTATTTTCTTATTTTATAACCTTTATTTATTTACCATGCTTTACAACTCCAATACCTAGCTTTATGTCTTGGTCCAGGTGAATCACAATTGTGTCTTGCTCTAAATGCTTTTTTTCGGTCTGGATTATCTTTCTTAATCCTCATAGTTTTCTCACCTGCTTTTTTTGCAGATGTTCCACCATGTCCAAAGTTAACCTTCACAACATTTCCTTTTGGATTTTTAACATACACTTTGAACTTCTTTACATCACCAGCTATCGGTTTGTTTAACTTAACATCTCTACCTTGATATTCTGCTTCAGTAATGTCCTCTTTTATGTTTTTTAGAAAGTGAACAAACTCTTTCAAATCTTGATAGTTTTCAACATCGTATTCTTCGATAGTTTCATCTATTGATAATTTGAATTCATTATAAAGTTCTTTAGAATAATTTTTCATACTTAATCCCTATTTAACCTATACTATATAAATATAAAACTTTTATTTTATAACCATTTAGTTAAGTCCTCTACATTATCCTCACCAATTTTCATCTGCCATGGATTTTCATCAACATCAGTTGAACCATATACTCCACTATAAGTATAAGATGAAATACTGTTGATTGCTTGTTTAGTTAAATCAATTCCTTCTTGTCTTAATCTAAGTGCGGTATCACGAACCCATAGTGATATTGCTAATGACATTGTTAAATCATCATTATAACCCCTCATTGCTTCAGCTCTACCATGCATCCATATAAATGTGAATAATTCATCAATAGTTCTAACTGAACGTATTATAATTGATTTCTCTCTAACATACTCTTCCAACTTAGAAATAATTAAAGGTCT